CGACTTTGAATCAGAAATTCAAGGGGCCATATACGGTAAAGAAATGCGGATGCTCACCGACATTAACCGTATTACAACCGTACCGTATGATGACAACTTCCCCGTAATGACCGCTTGGGACCTTGGGTATTCAGACGATACGGCCCTATGGTGGTTTCAAGTTATCCATGGAGAGATTCGCGTACTTGAATACCATTCGTCCAATGGCAATCCGGTAGCGTATTACACCGGCTTAGTGAACTCAAAACCATACCGATATGGGACGCATTGGCTACCTCACGACGCGAGAGCAAAAACTTTAGCAAGCGGTGGAAAGTCCGTAATTGAGCAAATTTCTTACAAAATTCCGTTAGAATCACTTAAAATAGTACCAAATTTGTCCTTACAAGACGGAATTCAGGCTGGAAGGGTAGCTTTAAGCAGAGCGTGGTTTGATGCAGAAAAGTGCATGGACGGAATTGAATGCTTAAGGCAGTACCAAAGAGAGTTTGACGAGGACAAAAAGGTATTTAGGGATAAACCTAGGCATGATTGGACCTCTCACGGGGCCGATGCTTGGCGAATGTTAGCAATAGCATGGCGCGAAGAAGAACATAAGCCGGTAAATCCTTACGATATTCGCGGTATTACCGTTGGAAACAACGATGTAACAATGAATGAAATGTGGGCTAGTACCCCAAAACCTTCAAAGGGTAGGATATAAAATGGAACAACAAGTAAGCGGTGCAGAGTATTTAGGGACAGAATTTGAAACCGAATACGAAGATTGGTACAACACAATATCCGCTTACGATAAGTCCTTCAAGAAATGGGAAGGACGCGCCGGTAAGATTGTCGATAGATACCGCGACACTAGCCGCCAGCAAAACAACCCTGAAGCACGATTTAATATTCTTTGGTCCAATGTCCAAACAATTACACCCGCTATCTTTGCCCGTTTACCCCGTCCGGATGTAAGCCGTCGCTTTAGAGATAACGACCCAATCGGTCGCGTAGCTTCAATGATGCTCGAACGCGCCCTTGATTTTGAATTAGAGCACTACGGCGACTACAAGTCCGCCATGAAATCAGCGGTATTTGACCGTTTAATTGGTGGCCGTGGTACTGCATGGATTCGTTACGAACCGCATATTACCAAGACCGGTGTACAAGACGATGGCCTTCAGATTACAGAGGATGTAGAAGATGGCGAAGGACAAGACCAAGACATGTCCGGCGTGGCTGGTTTGCCTGAAGATGCATATGAAGAAGAAATTGAATACGAATGCGCCCCGATTGACTATGTTCATTGGCGTGATTTTGGCCATTCAGTAGCCCGTACATGGGAAGAAGTCACTTGCGTATGGCGTAAGGTGTACATGAATCGTAACGCCCTTGTAGAGCGTTTTGGTGAAGATTTAGGCGGTAAGATTCCACTAGATACTAAGCCGGAAGATTCTAAGTCTTACGCTAAAAACGCAGAAATGCCGTATCAAGCGTGTATTTATGAGATTTGGGACAAAGAAACTAAGAAAGTAATTTGGTTATCTAAGTCCATGGGTGAAATCCTAGACGAACGCGACGACCCGCTAGAGCTAGAGAACTTTTGGCCATGCCCAAAGCCGTTATATTCAACGCTGACAACTGATAACCTAGAACCAATCCCTGATTACACTATGTATCAGGACCAAGCTAGGGAACTGGACGAACTGACTAACCGTATTGATGGCTTGATTCATGCCCTTAAGGTACGGGGTGTATATGATGCGTCCGAATCTGCATTACAGCGTTTATTCTCTGAAGGCGAGAACAATACCCTGATTCCAGTTAAAAACTGGCAAGCTTTTGCTGAAAAGCAAGGCATGAAGGGCGCGCTAGAACTGGTGGACATTACCCCATTCGCTACTGCGTTGATGAATTGCTATCAGGCAATGGACCAAGTTAAGGGCCAAATTTACGAAATCATGGGTATTGCTGATATTCAGCGTGGCCAGTCAGACCCTAACGAAACCCTTGGCGCACAGATTATCAAGTCCAACAACGCGTCAGGCCGTCTTAAGACGATGCAACATGATGTAGTGGATTTTGCTACTAAGCTATTGCAACTCAAAGCTGAGATTATCTGCAAGCACTTCCAAGAAGAAACTATTCTTCAGATTAGCGGTGCAAGCCAGCTATCCGAAGCAGATAAGGCTTTGATTCCACAAGCTTTAGAGTTATTAAAGCAAGACCCAGCTAAGAACTTCCGTATCGAAGTAACTAGCGATTCAATGATTTTCCAAGACGAGCAACAGGAAAAGGCCGACCGTGTAGAGTTTTTGACAGCCGTAAGCCAGTTTATTCAAACTGCCCTACCGGTAGCACAAGGCGCGCCCGAATTGACACCGTTGCTAATGGAAATGCTTAAGTTTGGCGTAACCGCATTTAAAGCAGGCAAACAAATGGAAGGACTTATCGACGAAACAGCCGATAAATTCCGTGAGCAAGCTAAAGCCCAAGAAGGCCAGCCAAAACCACCGCCACCTGAAGTACAGAAGGCCCAAGCTGAATCCCAAGCCAAGATGCAAGAGATTCAAGCCAAAGCACAAGCAGATTTACAGCTTAAGCAGGCCGATGTAGAAGTCGAGAAGATGAAGCAAGAATTCCAAAGCCAAGAAACTCAACTACGCATGCAGATGGAACAACAGCGCGACCAAGCAGAGTTTGAAATGCAGTCCCGCATTAAAGAGCATGAGATTGAACTGCAAACGCAGAAAGATATTCTTAAGACTTATCTCGATAACGCCACTAAAATTGAAACAGCGCGTATTAGTGCTGGATTGGATACAGGCGATATGGCCTATGCCGATGCAGTACAACAAGCGTCAATCCTACAAGACCAAATGGGGTATAGCGATATGAAGAACCATCCTTTACAGCCTGCTATTGATAGCATGCAGATGACCAACCAACAAATGACCCAAATGCTTGCTATGTTGCTTGAAAAGCTAAATCAGCCTAAACAAGTTATTCGTGATGCTAACGGTAAAATTGCTGGCGTACAGTAATGGCTTCAAACCTCAATTACAGCAATGGCACTAGAAACGCCCAGCAACAAGGTTTAATTACCTATGCGGGCGCGGATGCCATTATGTTTATCTATTCAGGCGCACAACCGGTAGATGCTAATACAGCAATTGCAGGCCAAACCGTCTTATGCTCTATGACGGTAGGCGGGGCATTCGGAACAGATAGTAACGGTACTTTAACAATTACGACCCCAATATCAGGGACCGCAGTAGCAAGCGGTACAGCTTCATTCTTCAGAATCACTAAATCCAATGGCGCGACAGTCGTTATGGATGGTTCAATCGGTACAACGGACGCAGATTTGATACTTGATACGACTACTATCAACAATACGCAGACGGTTACTATTTCTTCAGGCACGATTATCAGGAATAATATCTAATGGCTATCATTGTCAAACACCCCTTCGTAAGTACCGTGCCTGATGCTTCGGATACCTCAATCGTCCGCCCTTCCAACTGGAACGCAGACCATACAATTACCGGTTTAGGAACCGCCGCAGAATTAAACGCAGGCGTAGCTAACGGGGTAGCAACTTTAGATGCAGGCGGTAAAGTACCGATTTCACAAATCCCTTTACAGGGCGACTTAAATTATCAAGGAACATGGAATGCAACAACAAATAGCCCTACTCTTACAAGCTCGACAGGTACTAAGGGTTACTACTATGTTGTGGATGTGGCCGGAAGTACAAACCTTAATGGAATCACCGATTGGCAGATTGGGGATTGGGCGATATATAACGGAAGTGTATGGCAAAAGGTCGATAACACCGACGCAGTTACAAGCGTAAACGGCCAAGTAGGAACCGTAGTATTAACCACTACCAACATTGCCGAAGGTACAAACGAATACTTTACGACTGCACGGGCTAGAGCGTCCGTCAGCGCGGGTACTGCAATCAGCTATGACAATTCGACTGGCGTTATTACCAACTCTGCTCCTGACCAAACCGTAGCCCTAACAGGTGCAGGCACAACCGTAGTAACTGGTACTTACCCTAACTTCACTATTACTTCTAATGATGAATTTGATGGTGATGTAGTAGGCCCAGCTTCAGCAACAGACAATGCCGTAGCACGATTTGATACAACAACTGGCAAGCTAATACAGAATTCAGTCGTTACGATTGACGATACAGGCAACGCTTCAGGCATTCTTTCAGAACAGTTTAGCGATGGCACAGCCGTAACTTTGGCCGCCGGTAAAATGTGGTACAACGGCACGACTGGCTCTTTAAATTTTGGTATGGGTGGTGGCAATATTACCCAGCAAGTAGGTGAGGAAATATTTATTTACGGTAAAGCGTCATCCGCTATTACTGAAGGTGAATTAATTTGTAAAACTGGAGTAGTAGGGGCAAGTGGAATTATTACTTTTGGCCCATCACCATCAGGTTTAACCAATAATGACGGAATTATTGGCGTAGCTACCGAAAACATTGCTTTAAATGCGTTCGGCCGCATTACTGAGTTTGGCGTTGTCCGTGGTATTGACACAACAGGTTCAACCGTAGGTGAAACATGGGTCGATGGCGATACGCTTTATTACAATCCGTTTTATGTAGGGGGGATGACTAAATTTAAGCCAACAGCCCCAAACATTAAATACGAAATAGCTACTGTTATTAATGCTTCAAACGGTGGTTCAGGCTCTATACAAGTAAATCTTCGTGCTGGTTCTGAATTAGGTGGCACGGATTCCAATGTTCAGCTATCAAGCCCTACTGGTGGGCAATTACTAACCTATAACCAAACAGGTCAATACTGGAAAAACACTAGCTTAGCCGCAGGAACAGCTATTAGCGTAACTCCTGACGCTGGCGGTGGTGTAACCGTAGCCAATACTGCCCCTGACCAAACAGTAGTATTGACCCAAGGTGGTACTACAACTATTACAGGGACTTATCCAAACTTCACTATTAGCTCTGATGACCAATTCGATGGCACGGTTACTAGCGTAGGCGGTACAGGTACAGTTTCAGGTATTTCACTTAGCGGTACAGTAACTTCTAGCGGAAATCTAACACTAGGCGGTACTTTAGACCTTTCTAGCCCACCAACCATCGGCAACACTACACCTAATACCATTGCTGGTACGGTGGTTCGTGCAACCAATGGCATATTTGTAAATAGCAAAACCGTGGCCGCAAGTTATTCCATTGCTTCGGGTGATTGCGGTATGTCCGTAGGCCCTATAACCGTAGCGTCGGGGCAATCCGTCACCGTAGCTTCCGGTAGCCGTTGGGTAGTGCTTTGACAACAGCTTTTCAACCGTCAGCATTCCAAGGTTACGCCTTTCAGGTGGACCCCGTAACTGGGGCTATTTACGCTATTGACGACAATGATGTAGCAACCTTGATGGGTAATGTTACCGGTGGCGGGGAATCCATCGACATGCACGACGGTGGCCATAAGAAGTTTAAGAAGTTACAAACTAAGATTGAGAAAGCGCAAGAAGAACGCGCCCGATTGTTTGCTGAAATCAATGCACGCCGTAGATTAGAGCTACGCGAACAAATAGCACCTGAAACAATTGAAAGAGTTAAGCAAGTTGAAGTACAATCTGAAGAAGCTACTGTAAGTCCTTCAATACAAATAGAAAATGTAGAAGAAAGACTAAACAGTTTGCTATTGCAACAACAGTATTTATTAAAAAGTATGGTTCAACAGCAAGCCCAAGCGCAATTTGATGCGTACATGGCAAAGCTGAAGGCCGACTTTGAGCAAAACTTAGAGGACGAAGAAACGCTTTTAATGCTTATATGAAGAACCCGCACGATTTATTCAAAGACGCTTTCAAACACTTGAATGCCGGCGAATATAAGGAAGGTTTTACGCTATACGAGAACCGTTGGCATCCTTTAACCCGTCAGCTTCTAAATGAGAACTGGCAAAAATGGTCCCCTGCCCCTGTATGGCAAGGCCAAGACCTATACGGCAAGACAATCGTAGTACAAATGGAGCAAGGATTTGGCGATGTATTTCAGTTTTATCGCTTTTTACCTATGCTTAAAGTATGGGGCGCGAAACAGCTTATTGTTTTGCAAGAAAAGTCCCTAGTTAAATTCCTAGTGCAATACCCTTGCGTGGACCTATCTACAAATGATTCTCAAATACCTGAAATCCAAAATGCAGATTATTGGGTCGGTAGCATGTCATTACCGTACTTTGCTCTTAATGCTCCTGCACAAGTTAAATATCTATTTCCCGTTACTCGCGAAAAGATTGTTGGGTCAGAAGGATACTTGGATGTAATTCCAAGCAATATTGAACCCAAAGTCGGCATCAACTGGGCGGCCAGCCGTGGGCCACTACATTACATTAAGTCCGTATCCGTGGAAGCTATGCGCGAATTATGCGGTTTAGACTGTTATTCGCTAAATCCTGAAACCGACGACCTATTTGTACCCATTCCTGATGACGAATGGCGTAAAGACTGGTACATGACAGCAAGGCATATAAAGGCCATGAAGGGCATAGTCGCAGTAGATACTGCTACGGCCCACCTAGCCGGTGCTTTGGGCGTTAAATGCATCCTATTACTGCCTGAAAAGGAATATGTAGATTGGCGTTGGAAGAATGGCGCATGGTATGACAGTATTTGCGCCCTGCCCCGTAAGGATTGGAAAGAAATCCCTGATTTGATAAGGAAAATGTAATGGCACTTGTAAAAATCACCGTTAAATGCTCTCATTGTCAGCATGACCATGAAGAATACGACTATTCCAAGATGGACGACCGCGAAAAGTACCTTCAATACTGGAATCTGCCGTTTGAAGGCGAGATTGCGGACCAAGCATGGAAAGAAAAGCAAGAAATGACCCCAAGGGAAGCCCCGCGGGTAATGTCAGACATTGGTGGGTATGTAAGCCAAATTGATGGCTCTTGGATTCCTAGCCGGTCCAAGCATAGAAGCCACCTTAAACAGCATGGAATGGTTGAATTAGGTAATGATTTGCCAAAACAGCAAAAATCTGTTGAGATTGACAGAAAATCGCAAGAGCAACGAAAGCGCACAATCGCCGAAGTAGCAAATGCAAAACTTAGATAACGCCTGACTACTTAGGAGAACACCATGGCAGATTTACGCGACGCACTAACACAGCAATTTGAAGCGGCCGAAGAAGGCACCCTTGACGCACCTATTGAAAGAGAGATTGAATCAAATGACGACCCAATCGAAACAGAAAACCGCGCCCAAGAAGGTAGCGAAGAAAATCCCCGTCAAGAAGCCCGCGACGAAAAAGGTCGTTTCAAAGGTAAGAGCGAAGCCAGTAGCCAAGACAATTCCTATTCGGAATCTAACGATGTGGGGCAAACTGATGCTGGCAATGAAGAACCTACTGAAGTAGGCATTCAACGCCCTACTACATGGAAAAAAGATTACCTGCCTATTTTTGATAAAATCGCGGCAAATCAACAACTTACGCCGGAAGAATCTAAGAAGTTTCTTAATTATGTTGCAGTACAGCGTGAAAATGAATTTAAAAGCGGCGTATCTACATACAAGCGCGAAGCTGACAATGCTCGCTCTTTGATTGAAGCAATTAGCCCATTCGTACCTGAATTACAAAAGCAAAATATTCACCCTGCCGCATGGATTAATAACCTTGGTCGCGCCCATATGATTTTGGCCCAAGCACCAATGGAACAAAAAATTCAAATGTTTCAGAAGCTTGCAGGCGATTATGGGATACAATTTAATCCAAGTGAACAATATGGTAATGAAGCGCAGTACGCGCCCCAAGACCCATATGCTCAACAACTGTACCAACAGCTTCAACAGATGAACCAAGAAGTAAGTTCTCTTAAGGGTCGGTACGAGCAAGAAGATAATCAACGATTAATGTCAGAAATTAATCGGGTAGCACAAGATACGGAGAGGTTTCCGCATTTTGAAGCGGTAAGGGAACAGATGGCTCAATTACTTGAGAATAATCTAGCCCCTGACCTCGAAACAGCTTATGCAAAAGCGGTGAGATTGCAAGATGATGTATGGCAACTTGAACAGAATAGACTTCTGAATCAGGCCAAACAACAGCAAAGCAAAGCACAGCAAGTAGCGAAGGCGAAGGCGACTGCGGTAAGCCCAAGGTCCGTTACACCTAACGGAATGGTAGCTTCAGGCGATAAAAACAAGGATAGGCGTTCGATGTTGGAATCACAAATAGATTCTGCATTAAATGGCCGATTTTAATTTTATTTAATAAGGAAATATCATGGCATTCGCTAACTCAGCAATTACCGATATTATCGCTACCACTATTCA